TGAAAAGAAAATTGAATGGCAAACATATAGGCAGTCTTTAAGGGATATTACAAAACAAAGCGATCCATTTAATATTACATGGCCGAATAATCCAAATCAAGAAGATTCAGACGAATCAAACTCAGCAACAGATTAATAAACATAATGCCTCAACTATCATCATTAGTTTTTATTCATTTAACAGAAAACGGTAAAACAGAAGAACAAGCAAAAGCAATAATGGCTGATGTGAATAAAATATTATTACTTGATAGTGGTAATGGTGCTGTCATAAAGGTTTGGAACGTATCAGATGTTATAAGACCAACTGAAATGCACATGGAAAGTTATCAAGAGTTGGCTGATAAATATGAGAAAAATAATCGAGTAATAAAAAATAGAAAACAGCAGTATAAAAAAATTCAAGAACAATTTTCAATGATGACAAAAGATATAGAAAAATATGGTGTATTAGATAATAGGGGAGAATGGTTTAAACATTGCAGCGAAATAAAAAAGAATAATCCTAAGATCTAATTTTTCTAGTTATAAGACCTGTTGTTATGTATAAAGGTGCAAGTGACGTAATTGTTGTTGCTGCTAAGATGTAAATACAAGCATAAGTAAATTTTTTCATGCTAAATCGTATCTGTCAGGTTCTTTCAATTATCTCATTTTTAAGCGTTGCAACAATAGGAGTAGGAGGATTTGTTGGTTATCGTTACTTAAGAAGTCCAGAATTTGAAAGAACATTAAAAAATAAAATTATGGGTGATTTACAAAAGGCAATGCCAAAAGCTATTGATAAGGCATTACCTAAAACAACTGGTATATCTATTCCTTTCAAATGAACTGCTGGCACTGTAAAACTGAATTAATCTGGGGTGGAGATCATAGTATCGATGAGAATTGCTTTCCGCATCTGCAAGATGAATACACTATGGTTACTAATTTATCCTGTCCTAAATGTCATTCAGACGTAGAAGTTTTAATGCCAAAATATGCCTACGATTGATATTCCTGAGATAAAAATACCTGAAATTGATATTCCGTTAATTAATAGCAATATAAATGATCCATTTCAGGTGTTGAACGTTCCAATGCCTTCTTTGATGATGCCAGGTTGTGTGCGTTATCACAGAGATGCCAGCCCAAAAAACACTGCACTATATGATGATGATCCTACAGGTACGATTGTTTTGTGTCCGTACGGTTCTATGCCTTCGTTTGAACCTTTGTTATATGACAGAAGAAAGATTGAGATTGTTGAGACAAAAGAAGAACAACAGTCACAGGCAGAGGAAGTACAACCTGTTAAAGAAACAACAAAACCTAAAATTCCAAAAAAAGATGAAGAAACTTTTATAAAATGCCCAGGTGATAAAGATCAAAGAGTAGGAGATTTTCGTAACGAAAAGAGACTGGAACGTGTAAAAGGTCACGTTTTAAGTGAAGATAAAAGTGAATGTATAACTCTTTATGAAAACGTTTCGTTCAAAGATCAATATATTCCAGAAATTTCTACTATTGTATCTACTGCTGTTATTGGCTTGGTTGCTGCCAGTACTCCATTACTACTTAATGCAGTCAAACCCATAGTAAAAAATATAGTAAAAAAACTGACAAAGAAAAAAGAAAAGAATGTAAAATAATATAGGGCAGGAATAACAATGGTTCGTTGACTTGCCCACTATTTTGTATATAATAAATAACACAAGGAGAGTAAGGTATGTTCGGAAGCATTGCGTGTGCCACGATCCACTGCCCTTCTATTATCCCTTGTTAAGCATCACTTACCTGTAAACCTCCATGCCGTTGTATGGGTAGCGAGTTCAGGGCTGATGCTTATTTTTTTGTCTTAAAAATGCTAGGAGTAGTTACTATAAAAACAGAGGTAGGGCAATCTTAAAACGTAAGACACTTTAAGTCAGAATATATTGTCCTACTTCTGCTTTAGTTGATGTTTATGAGGTAATATCTGACCTTTCTTTGGAACGACTTCAATATCTTTGCATAAATCATAATAAGGACTAGATTTTGCGAACTGTATGCCAGCTATTTTTTTCTCTCCACAATGCTTAAGACGGCTAATATGCCAATCTAGTTCAAGGTTTTTTAATCTTTGTTTCTGTATATTAATCTGAGTTTGTGCAGCTTCTTTGCATTGTTGTCCTAATCTTCTATCTAGTGGAATAGAAATATTCATAGTAATACCTGTTCCGAGTGCATAAGAATCTTTATTTGTACCAGAATAGTTTTGTTGATAATAAAGTATAGAACCAGGATTGTCGGGCACACCATCTCCGATGGGTGAACCATCATCATCGAAGTCTCCTACCAAGTCTGTTGGATCGTAGACAGGAGTTTCATATGTATGGTTAAAAGGTTTACGATAGTTTGTATTGAAGGTAGTGAATGGAGTTATAGTCATCATTGCTCCTTGACATACAATATTGCCTCCGAACTGAGAGGTTGTGAAGGCTCCAGAGTTATTCACATTCCAGTTTTGGTTCGTTACAGATCCACTATTGCTTTGACTTACTGCATTAGCTAAAACTTTTACTGGACTAAGAATTATTGTGAGAATACAGAGGTAGTAGTAGTAACGGATTCTGTTGTTATATCTCTTGTAATTGAAGTCACGTTTTGTAAACCAGGCCCAGAATATGTTTCTTGGAATTGGAAAGCATTGCCTGATGTTGGATTTACCAGATTCCAAGTTGGTTTTGTTGTCATATCTGCTCCTGTCCATGTATAACTTACACCTCCAACAGTACCAGTGGTTTCGACTGCTGCTGGAGCCATATCACCACCTGTATAATCAATTCCCGTTCCAGTGACCGTATACTCGTAGCCAGTTTTATAGTCTTTGCTGGTGATAGTTTCTGAAATTGTTGTAGTAGTAGATGTAGTCGACTGCATATTTCCTTGTACGAAATTTGGAACAATATTTGCATTAGCTGGTAAGACATACAGTAATGATAAAAATAAAAGCCTTTTCATGGCTTCAGTCCACAGTCAACGTGGTGACAAATTGTCCTGTCGCTGTAGTACCTGTGCCACCTGCTGTAAGAGATATTGCATGGTTATCAATAGTACCTTCCAAACCAGTGGCAGAACCAGCAGCCGTTGACGTTAAATCAGAAAAGTTTGCTACTGCACCTGTCGTAACAGCAGATGTGGGAGTTGCGTCCCCTTCTAGCAGAGTTTGAGAAAAACTGAACGCTTCACCATTGGTGGCCTGAGTTGCAGTGATTGATGTAAAAGCTGGGACGCCATTTGTTAATGCTCCAAAACCTCCAACAACACCAGCATTTGAACTTGAATCTTCTGTTGTAACTCCCGATCCACTGACTGAATAGGAAGATCCGATCTTATCTGCTGTAGTAGCTGCTGTGCTTACTTCAAGTTTTATACTGGACGTTATGCTATGGGTTATATCAGCATAGGCTGGTGCTGATGCAAGCAAAATTAGTGGTAATAATTTCTTCATTTTTTGTCCTCTTTTTTGTTTACAACTTCGGCTCCTAAAATTTTTAAAGGAGTTTCCACCCTTATTAATTGGTACGATTGTTGTTGTGTAGCTATAAGTTGTTCTATCTCTTTTTTATTCATAGGTTTATCACCAGCTTTGAATGTACCATCACCTCTTTTTTTAGCGGCTTCAACACCATATAGACTAAGTGTTCCTGTAAAAACGCTCGCGATGAAAGTTGGATCTATTTTATTTTGTTGCCAACCTGGAATTGTTATGTAGTTTAATGTCAGAATAAATCCACTCCAGATTAAAACACCTAAGCGAACAAAATTAGTAAAGATTGCAAGCTGTTCTTCCTTGTCAGTTATGTTATCTTTAAGTTTTTGTAACGGTCCTTTTTTAGTTTCTTCTGTCATAAGTTAGATTTATTAGTCATACTAAACATAATTATATCTCTAAGCAATGTCTAACGTTTATCCTGTATTAATCGGAGTGGCAGCAACGGCTTTTGTAATGGTTTTATCTAATATTAGTAGTCGAAGAGATAGAGATATTATTGAATTATTTCGCAGAGTAAATCAGCTTGAAAAAGATGTGAGCAGATTAGAAGGCCGAAATCGTTAATGTTTGGTATGTTTGAAAAAGAACACAAAACATTATGTCAAAATTTCTTGTCAGTTTAATTATCAAATTTGGTAAATCTGAATCTCTTCGTAAAGCAGCTTTGACCTTGTTACAGGATCTTGCTGCTAAATCAGATAATGACGTAGATGACGCAATCGTAAAGATGATTGAAGAAAAGCTCTTTCCAGTAAAATGAGCAACGATACTTTCTTCAACATAGATTTTGAAACTCCTACA